TCCGTTAGTAATAAGGAATGTTTCAGCTGGGTTAAAATGGAGCGCGAAGTAAGACTTTCCGACGTTTCCGGTTCGCTCCCATCTCCAGTGGATTCTTCTCGAATCTGGTTCTCCAGATAACAGATGAAACAGATCCTGTTGCCAGCCCTCGCGCGGAACAAATTGTTGCATTGAACGCAGTGCTGTCTGTTCGACCGAATGACGGCGTAATCGGGCGACGAAGTTAGGGAACTTTGCCACAACTTCTGGGTGATCGTTGAGCAGATCGACTTCGCTGATTCCGGCGAGAAGCGCGTCCCTGCAAAGTGCGATATCGCTTCTACGGCCTGGACTGGGTTCCTCTCCAAATTCAATCGGCGTGGTGTTTTGCGCTCTCGATTCGAGTTTGGAGCAGTAAGCCTTCGCTTCCGCGTGTGTCCCGAGTCTTCTTTCCCAATGGGCTTCAATGATTCGTCGTACGAAATTAAGGGATCTTTTTCTTCGCAAATAGATGTACCCTTGCAAATGTGCTCTTCCGGTTTCTGGGCAGCATTCCTCTTGAAAGATGAAGTACTGGACATCTGTGCTGGACTTGAGCAAAGCGGCAGCTGGCTCTCGGGTACAGGTGAATGAGGTGAAGCACCAAGCTCGGGACTGGGGGGAGGGCATTGCATTGGATAGAAGAAATAATTTTTCATTTCTTCGCGAAATGGCCCTCCTTATATATGAATTACACCCTCCGTGTGTAAGCCGGTGGATACACAGCTTAGCCGGCTGGCACCCCCCGGAGCCGGCTAGCTGGGTCCAAGCCGGCCGCTTTTGGCAGGTAGCAAAAAGCAGGAGGTGGGGGTAATAATAGAATCGAAGATTCGCCCCACCTCTTGCTCCCTGTTACTTGCGTCAGTGAGGGATAATTGTTACTTGCTGGCGCTGCGACGCGCCTGTCGGCTGGCGTCTAGCGAACTATACAGTGTGCTGATTGTTGGGGGTGGCTATGCTGCATGTGAAAGCGCAATAGAGTCAGCATGTGAAAGCGCAAGAATTCTTGTGATTTCGCGTGCAAGGTAGTTTATTCCTAATCTACTCATTCGCACGCTCCAACTCAGTGGCCACCGTGGCTGCCCCTGCTTGTCCTGAACTTAATGGGATAGTGTGAACGTGACCGCTTCTGTCCATATCAACTTCCGTCGCTCCTGCTGAAGTATCCACGAGGAAGTAAGGTTTGATACGGGTGAACGACGCGGACTCTGCTGGTCGCTTGATAGCATGCCAATGATAAGTCCATTCGAAATTGGCTGCTATTTGAACTGATGCGTATGTCAACTGCGCGGTTGTAATTGCAGTTGTATCATCGTATCCCATTACTGGGGCGCCTCTAAAAACAACGAACGGGTAAACCGTTCGGTTTTTCTTGCTTAAGGTGCCTGATGCGGCATCTATTAATGACGCCCAGTCAGCCTTTATAATTTAGTTTTTTATCTATACCTTCAATTGGCTCTCGTTATAGTGGAACGTCGCGTAAGTTCTACGGGACTCACCTGGTGATAACACCATGTTGTCTTTCCTTATAATTTTAAAGAACTTACTAAAAGATGGCAACTGTTGAGGATGCATTCCGTACACGTCCATGGTAGGGTAACCCACTGTACCTTTACCTGTACCGGTACCGAGGGCTGTTGTTCTTTGTACGTAGGCGACCTGACCTTTAGTCGGATCTGCATTTGCGAACGAGTCGTGAATCACAGAGTTTGCCACTTGAGCACTAGGCGTGACAGCTAGTGCCTGTTTTGAAACAAGCCAGTACACATCAACGAAAGCTGCCGAGACGGTTGATGTGTTTAACAAGTCTAGGAATCCACTCACCTTCTGTAGGTAGATTCTATCCTCATACATGGGGAACGTGACATTCGCTCCCCCTGTAAACAATGATGAACCAGTAGTATACTGATACGGGTTCAAATTCCAAGGTAGACAGTCAAACGTAGTATCATTAGCTAATGCACTAGTATCTGACGTTGATGTCATCTGAGGTACAGTCATGATTCCGGGCATATTGAAATACCCTTGCTGGCCCTCAGTTGAGGTCCATACGTAGTTGCCGGAACCTTGTTGGATGTATTTCCAGCCCCATTTAGACTTCACCTTCATTCCCTTCTTCTTGAAGTAATGGTGAAAGCCTGTCTGAGTAGGGGCTGCTTGATCATCGGCTGCACGCCGATTAAGCATAGTATTCTTCTTTTTGGTCTTCTGTTTCTTCTTCTTTGCCTTGGTCTTCCCTGAGGACGTATTCTTTCTCTTAGTACCTATGAGCTGGCGTCCCGCAGTTGCGACCGCATCTCTTCCAGCCCTTGTACTAAGTATACCATATGCAAGATTACGGACATTAGAAAGAGCACCGCCGCCGCTATGAGAAGGGCGTGAGACGGCATAAGTTGGTCTTACTGCAACTTGTTTTCCCCTTGGCATAAAAGATTTATTCAAAATTTTAGACTAAATCATCCTCCGATTTCACGGATATCCCATCGATCTGCCGACATAGCGGATTCTTGGGGCGGCTCATTGGCGAAGACGACGACGTGGGGTGGTTTGAATCGGAATGGGGCAGCTTCGTACTTAGTGGAGAGGAAGTACCCATTCTTAAACGACTCAAGCAGTCCATAAGAGAATTGGTCGAGACGCTCACGTGGCCAATCCAAAATGACAACTCGTTGGCCTCCGTAGGCGTAATAGATGTCAGTATGCTTTCCGTTAGTAATAAGGAATGTTTCAGCTGGGTTAAAATGGAGCGCGAAGTAAGACTTTCCGACGTTTCCGGTTCGCTCCCATCTCCAGTGGATTCTTCTCGAATCTGGTTCTCCAGATAAC